TGCTGTGGTTTCTAACCATAAGAATGAATCTGCTGGAATAGTTGCATCACTAAATGATGTATCAACATCTCCTGTTGTTGTTGAAGTTACTGCCTGAGCTGATGAGAACAAAGCATTACCTGCATTGCTTCTGTCTGTATGATGTTTAGGATTAATAGTTACCGACGGTGTTGAACTTCCAACTACAACACCCACTACTTTAGTTATAGTCACTGCTTCATTGAATCTGCATATTGTAATATCTTCTGATGATGTTGGGTCTTCTATTGTTATGCTTACAAACTTAGTTCCACTCAAAGCCAATTCAGTTGAATCTATTTTTAATCCCCCACCTGATTTTAAATCCAGACTAAATGTAGTTGAAGTTAAATCTAAACCATCACCTGCTGAGTAAGTTGTATCACTATCATTATCATCTACATATTTCTTAGTTGCTGCATCTTGGTCTGATGTTGGATCTGCTAAGCTTGTAATTTTCTTTGAGTTTAAATTCATTTCAGTTCCTAATATTCTGACTTTACCAGAAGCAGAATGAACATAAAAATCTGCATTTGTTGGAGAAGTAAATCCAAATGTCCCTACTGTTGTATCATCTTTATCAGAGAATAATACAGTAGATTGAACTCCTGAACCTGTTGAATTAGTATCTTTAAGTATTAAGTATGGAGCTATTGAATCTATGTTTAATCTATTAACAGTTAAATTATATTCTGTTGTGTCGTCTTTATCTTTTCTTAGAAATGCTTGATCTGCTTCTGGGTGTGATGATATTCCTGAGTGATTAGGTATAAACATCTCTGTTGCTATAGGTGTTTTTACTTCAGACTTGCTTCTTAAACTTCTTAGTATCTTAGCTTCTTTACTCCATTTGCCACCCATATTAAAAACCTTCCTTTTCTTTTTCTTCAACAATGCTTCCCTCTTGTGCTTCTAATTGCATTACATGTCCTTCTTGAGTTGTGGTCCTTGCAATTATTCCATCATCTACAGGGTAACGGGTTTTAACTTCAGCTTCGTTATGTGTATCTGCCATAAAATAACTAGAGAATTAGAGTTTTTATTTCTTTTCTTTCTTTACTTCTTTCTTAACTTCTGGTCTCCACTTAGCAATATCTTCTGCTTTTTCTTTTTGATTTGTTTTCAAATAAAAATCATATAGTTTCTTAGCTGTTTCAAATGTCATTTTAAGTTGTTGTATCAGTTATAAGATGAACTGCTTTAGGGTCTGTTAATAAACATTCTCCTTCTTCCCATACTCTTATCTTTCTTCCAATACCTTCATCTGTTATAACTGCTGATTTAATAGGCATAAAAGATTTCCACGTGGCTGCTCTTTGAGGCACAAATACTAATGCATAATCTGTTGTAGCATTTTCACTAACCACAACCTTTAATCCTAATACTTCCATAACTACTCCTGTTTCTACTTTAGCACTTGAGAACTGAGGTATGCTTGAACCCTTAGTAGAAATCAACCACTCTATTAACATTCTGTGTTCGGTAGGATATATATATAAGACTGCTCCTTCTGGATCATATCTATTAATTCTTATATTTGTTTTAGCTACCATTAAATCTTTTATTGGATCACCATTAGTTGTATCGTCCCACCCTGTTCCTACTGCTGCTGCAGTATTAATATTACTAGGAGATAAACTCTCAGTAATAACATTATAAATTCTTGTATCTATTTGATTCTGAACACTGATTACTAAATCCCTTACATTTCCTGCAAATATATCTACATCTGTGTCTTTAATATCTTCCTCACTAATCCAAGGAGATTCAACAAAATACTTTCTAACATAAGAAGTCTGTCTTGTCCATGATTGCTCTACAACAATTGGTCTTGCCTTACTTGCTGTATTAGCTATTTGTGAAGATGTAACTGCTGTAGTATCTGGGCTGTCTAAGTATCCTGCTGTCTTTTGATACCATCTTATTTCTCTTGCTTTTGTTGTAGAGTTAGTAACAAATTTTTTTAAAATTAATTCCTCATCTGCAAAACCTTTTACTAACTTATCAATATCAATTCCCCTGATTTCTGCCATTGCACTTGTCTCTGCCATTATTCTTTATCTCCTTCTTCTTCTAGTACTTCCTCAGCTTTTTCTTCCATTTCTTCTGTTTCTTTTAATTCTTCTTCAGTTGCCATTTTAAGCTAATAGATTAACGGTTGCTGTTCCGGGTGCTAACTCAACATATAAAGTCTGTCCATCTGTTGCTGTTTCTAATGCAATACCCAATGCCTTACTATATAGAGCTGCATTAGTTCCATCAATAACATCATTAGCATCTCCTGTAGAACTATAACTCATTAATGTTTTACCTACTGTGCAGTTTCCACCTGCAGTAGCTTTGAATATTCCTCTTCTATAAACAGCAATTTTAGTCTTTCCATCATTAGCAATTTTTTCTTCTGCTGCTACACCTGCTATAACATCAGTATCTCCATCTGAAGCTGCTACTGTCATAGGGTCAGATAATTTAAGAAGTGTTCCTTTTTCAATTCCTGTGTTATCTGCACAAGTAAAAGGAATTGGTGGTTCTAATTCATACATTAATGTCCATACTGCCATATTGAAAATAAAAAAACATATTATTTAAATCTTTCGGTTCACCGAATAACTATACTTTACCACTCATTATTTTATCTTTATACTCTTTTGGGGATTCTTCTTTTTCTTTTTGCCCTTCAATAGTAGCATCTGCTCTACCTGCTAGCATTTGTCTGGCCATTAATTCTTCTTGCCTGTGGATGAGCTCTCTGTATTCTGCAATTTGGGATGCCATTGTTTTAGAGATAATGTTTGCTTCGTCAAGTATTGAAGTCTTTTTTGACTTATCCCCCTCTTGAGTATTGCTAACTGATTTCTCTTCTCCCTCTTCCTCTGCTGTTTCGTTAGTTTCCGCTTGTGCTTCTTCACTCATTTTTATTACCCCCTTTCATCTTTATAATCTTTCTATTACTCTCCTTGAACGCTCTATTTGGTTATTTGATAAAGAAGTAGATTGCCACCCAAATATTAAAAAAGGAATTGCAGCAGGAGATATAGCTCCTGCAGCTAATACTGCACCTTTACCCATGTTATTATAAGTCTGTAAAGTATCTAATTCGCTTAATGCTTCTGACTTGCTCATCTGCCCAAATATAACATTACCTTCTACTTTACTAGCTTGAAAACCTGTAGATTGTGCAATAGTGTCAGCTCCTAACCACCCTAATAAAATACCTGTTCCTAACCTTTTAGCAGAAAAAGCACCCCTGGCAAATCTTCTTAACATACTGCCTTGAGAATTCTTTAAACTCTCTGCTACTTGTGCTACTCTCATTTTTCCTAATTGTCTTTTAATTTGCCCGAACTCAGACTTAGGTATAGCATATCTTCCCATATAACTTTTAATAGCATTTTCACTAACAAAAGGAACTTTTTTTCCACCTCTTCCTTTTATGCTTGGAAGTCTTGCTGTTACTCCTTTAGGTAAAAATCTTGCACCTATTCTAGCACCTAAATATGCCTCTGCTGCAACAGTTCCTAAACCTAAACCATAACCCACTGGGCTATCTGCTGTTAATGAAGCAATTTCACTGGTAGATAAATCTCTGCCACCTGTAAATTTTTCTCCAAATACTTTGTTAATTTGCCTAGCTGCAAATGAAGCAGGTAATAAACCAAATTCGGCTACTTTTCTCAATGCTCCTTTTTTTCTTTTAGGTTCTATTTGTTCTTCAACAGGTTCTTGTTCTGCCTTAAATTTCTCAAAATCAGTTTGTTCTCTTACACCCTGAGCTACACCCTCAGGTAATTTCTTTCTTTTAATTCTTTCTCCTACTATTCTTGCCATATTATTTTATCTTTGTTTTTATTATAAGAGTTAAATCATTAATAGCTTTTGTTAATTCCTTAGTAACCTTACCTCTTTCAATTAAAAGATAAATGGTTACTGCAATAGGAAAACCCAAGCTACCAACTAAACTCACTATTTCTTTTTCTATCATTGCCCTACTCCTGCAGTCACATCTGCTGGTGCAAACTGCATGCTTCCCATATCTTTACGCTTATCACTTAATAATTCTCTTTCCAACGAAGCTGGAAATTCTAAATTTATAAATAAGAATAACTGCATCATAACCTGCTCTTCTACAAATAACTGTTCTTCTTCTATTGTCTGCTGAAATGCCAAGTAAGCTATCTTAGCACTTGCTTCTGTTAATTCAGTAGAACCACCGACGATAATTTCAGGAACTCTTGCTACCTTAAATATTTCCTGTCTTAATAAATTAATCCACCCTAACGGAGATAATGTAGCATTTGAAGGCACACTAACTAATTCATGCTCTACTGTACCTTTAGGTATAATAACATTCTCACTCTTGTTAGTAACATCATCAACCAAGTTTTTAAACTCAGATATTTTTGTGCTGTCGTCGGTATCTACATACCAGACCCTCATTGGTTTAACATGCCTATGCATTACTGTTTTCATATCGTCCATTGCTTCATTTCTAGCAAGTATCATGTTTTCTAATGCTTCTATCATAGAAATGCCATGAACTTCATCAGCTACTCTATTTCTTGCTAAATGAAATATCTCATGAACTTCAAATTTTTTATTAGCTTTTCCTTCTATTTTAGAAATTTGCTCATATCTTTTAACAACACCTTTTTCTGCTACTACTACTATAGAACTAGGGTCAAGAGGTCTTAAGTTAATTAAATTTCCATCATCATCTCTAATTATTTCTGCAAAAGCATCTCCATTAATATACATTGTTCTAATCATGTTTTCTAAAATTGTGTTAAAAGTATCCTTGCCCCACCCCTTTATCATTACTAAAATAGCTTCAGTTAAAGAATCAGAAACAAAACCTTTTCCTATTGTCCATGTAGCTATACAATCTATAGCAGCTCTTAGTTCTGGAATTTGTTTATAATATCCTAAGTAGTCTTTGAATTTACTAAAGTAATAAAAATATTCTCCTGTGCTTGTAGAATCAGTAGCCATAGCTGTCACTGAATAATCATCTAACTTGTTAGTCATGTCTGTTGCTGTTGCTTGTCCTATGTCTGTATATGCCATTATTCTTCTACTCCTATTAATTTAACTGGGAGTCTTAATATTAGATCTCCTCCTCCATGTTTTAAAACATTTGATCCTGCACCAGATTCTTGTGAATAAAACTGTATATTTAATCTTAAAGTTTCACCTCTTTTAATACTTTGTAAAGATGTAATATTAATAGCTGCTAATTGAGCTCCAGTATCAGCAGGACAAGTAGTTGATGCTAAATTAGTTTCTGTAGTTCCATCATACTTAATTAAATTAATTTTCACATATCCTGTTAATACAGTAGTTGTTTCAAATGTAAGTAATGCTAACCCTTTCATAGCAAAGGTAAACTGAACTTCATAATCAAAATCAACATCTACTAATTTAGTTGCAGCTGTTGTATCAGTGCTAACTGGAAAAGTGCTAGAAGCACTATCACTTGTTATTTCAGCACCAGGAAATATTTTAAAAGGATTTGTTGTAATACCATAGATTCTAAACATAGCATCTGTTGTAGAATCTCCACTCCATGAACTACCGCTATCTGTCGAAGTGCAAAATTGTCCACCTGTATATGTTGGAGAAGAAGAGTCTGAACGCCATATGTTGTAGTCTCCCCCTCCTCCTGTTCCTTTAATATCCATAACTATTGCATAAGTAGTATTCGCGTCTAATTTAATCCAAGGAATTATAGAGTTACTGGACCAACCAGGTGTATTAAATTTTATTTGTCCTGTGTCATAATAAATAACTTTAGTCATATCTGGTAAATTACTTCCATCTACTTCTGTAATATAAATTGTAGGATCTGAAGCAGCCCCAGTTTCATCTCCTTTTAAATCTAATTGTCTAAACCAAATATCATTACTTCCTATTGTAAAAGTTTGAGCATACCAAGTGTTTGCATCAGTTACTCCTTCATCAGTATCATCATTTTCATCATAAGCTATCTGTTCTGAATCTTTTGCTACTTTAGCTGTCATACCATAAAAATCTAAATACACTTGACCTTTAACTACATCTGAAAAATTATAAGAATACAAGGTGTCCTTCTCTCTCATATTTTTAATCTGTAGTATAGTTGCTAATAAACTAAAAGGGTCCATCCTACTAGTCGTAGAGGGGAATCCACTTTGTAAATTAAATGTTGTTTTTCTACGCGCCATTTATAAAGTCTTGTCTCTTTAAATCTTGTAATTGAAATACACACTCACTAAACCTTAATAATAAATTATCTATCATTTCTCTTGCATATCTAATAGAAAGAAATCCATTCATATTATATTGTATCATATACACAGCTGTAAGGTTAGACGCTGCTTCTGATAAGATTCTTTTAACATCTACATTTAATGTAGAGTATGCATCACTCCAATTATACCTTGTCACGACGTTAATATAAGATTCTGCTTGTGCTATATAGTCATTTATTCTGGCTTCTGTAACTCCAGAAGAATCATAATCTGTTCCTGCTTTTGCAATGCACTCATCGCTTGTAGCGAATATTCCCTCATGTGCCATATTTATATACTAGTTATAAACATTTTTAAATGTTTGTCTTTTACGCACCAACAAGCACGTATTAAACCCTCAACTATGTGCGAATATGCACCATAAATGCGCATTCCTTTGTCAGTATATTCGTATTGTATGCTCCTAAGTGAGAACTTTATGTCATTATCTGCTAATAACTGCACCTTTTTCTGCTCCATTAACCTTAATAAGTTATTATATAAGTCTTCTTTAAGTAGTTTTTTCTTCCTTGTCTTTTGATAATCTAATCCTCTTTGTGCATTATTAAGGGCCACTACTTTTCTGCGAGTAGATTCTTCTTCTAATAAATTATCAAATACAGCGACACCCATTCCCCCATCATCTATATAAATTTTACTAAAGCCATACCTCTTATTTAAATCAAGTATTCTATTTGTAGTAGCAGTAGTTAAAGTTTTAGTTGTTGTAATGTTCTCTACCTGCCTTAACACACCATCGTTTCCTATGGAGATTATTTCAAAAGTAGATTCATCAGCTCCCATTCTAGCTACATCTACTCCTAGAAAATGCTGATTATACTTTGCTCTTATTTCAGGTCTGCTTAAGGTGCATGTAGAATTAATAAGGCTATCTGGAAAAAATCTATGCAGTTCATCTACAAATTCCCCTAAGTATTCCTGTGAGTATTGAGCTTTTGTTAATCTTTCTCTTTCTGATTTAAGAAACTCTATGTCTTTACGAGGACAATCTTCACTGCTGATATGAAATTGAGTAAATCTTTCATCTGAAAAACTTCTATAAAAATATCCCTCTCTCCCTCTTGGCGTTGATAGTAGCCAGATCTTCCCCTTAGTAACTGCAAGCATAGGAGTTACAGCCAACCATACTTCTTCAGGAATATATGCAGCCTCATCTGCGATCAGCAGATTTATTGTGTGACCTCTAATTCCGTATCCAGTTTCGCCAGTTGGCAAAGATAATATTTCACTACCATTTGTTAATTTTAATTTTTTCTTAGTAGGATTATTTTTTTCTCTTTTAATATAACCCCTATACCTTGCATGAATATAACTTAATACTTTTTCAAACATTAATAAAGCTTGCCTTTCTACTGAAGCAATAATCATTATTGTTTGATTGGGCTTTCTTATTGCTTCTTCTCCTGCTTTAATCGCAATGACTGTCGATTTCCCTACCTGCCTTCCTGAACGAACAGCAATATTTCCTTTTACTTTCAGCACCTCTTTCTGCCACGGATCAAGAGTTCTCCATGGTCTCGCCAGATCATATTCCATTTTACGTTTTAAAGTCCTCTGTTAAGATTTCTTAAACAACTTGGACATATCCACCGTTCATCTGGATAAAGCCACGTAAGCCCATTTAAATCATCTCTTGTAGCTTTTTTCATTTCCCTATTACAAAACTCACAGTGTGTAGGTTGAAGCATTGTAACTTCTGTTTTACCTACTGCATTTTTTATAGAGTCTTCTGTTATCTGTGAAACATTTATCTTTTTCTCCTTGGCTAGTTTTAGCAGTTTTGGATCTATTGAAATGTTTGTTCTAGTTTTCATAGTACATGAAATATACATCACTATTTAAAGTTATGTATATTATATCACCTCTATTTCCAGTGGAAATTTTCGCGCCTTTGTTTGTGGATTATCGTGTGTACATACACACTCATATACTAAGTAATAGAATTCTGGCTAGTTATCTGATACATTCAGATTACTAGTATAATTAATTAAAATACACACTAGTATATAAATATTGTTGTCATATACTATATACATACTCTATGGTGTGTGAGGTCCTACTAAAAATAAAAAACAAAAC